GAAGATAGGTTCAAGCGGAGATTTTGCGCAGATAGGTTCAAGCGGAGATTCTGCGCAGATAGGTTCAAGCGGAGATTTTGCGAAGATAGGTTCAAGCGGAGATTTTGCGCAGATAGGTTCAAGCGGAGATTCTGCGAAGATAGGTTCAAGCGGAGATTCTGCGAAGATAGATAGCGCTGGAGAGGATAGTGTTATTTGTTGTGCAGGTAACAATTCGGCCGTAAGAGCAAAGAAAGGTTCCTGGATTACCCTTTCAGAGTGGAGATATTCAGAGGAAAAGAAAAGGAGCGTCCCTATTTGTGTAAAAACCGAGTATGTGGATGGAGAGAAGATAAAGGAAGATACTTGGTATAAACTTGATAATGGGAATTTTGTAGAAGCCTTATGACAATAGAATTAAAATAGAAAAAATGAAAAAGTTTAGTCTAGAAGAATATTTGAAGAATCCAGACCAAAAAATCGTGACCCGCGATGGGCATAAGGCAAGAGTCATTTGCACTGATAGAAAGAGCCCTACAGGTCATGACATAGTGGTTTTACTGGATTATGGAAGTGAGGAAATTTCAACTACTTGTAATAACGATGGAGAAACCGAGTTTTGTTCACCGTTTCAATCAAAAGGAGATTTATTCTTCGCACCAGAAAAGAAAGAGGGGTGGATAAACATATATCGTCATAAGGGTCAAAATTCAACTTCATCTAAAAGTATCTATGATACTAAAGAAGAAGCACTTAGATACAGATTTAAACATTATGCAGATATGGTTAAAATAGAGTGGGAGGAATAGTTATGACAATAGGAGAAAAAGCAAAAGAAATTATACCAGACGCTTTTGATGAGGACGAAATACTCCCTGCAAGATTAGGATTTATTGTAAAGCAGCAAAGACTTGCATTTCGTCAAGGAGCGGAATGGATGATTGAAAAGGCAGTAAAGTGGTTAAAGGAGAATGCCCAGAACTACTATGAGGACGCATCAATGCATGACAATTGTTGGTATGACGATGAACAGATGATAGAAGATTTCCAAAAATCAATGGAGGAATAATTATGAAAATCAGTGCAAAAGCAAAGGATTACAGGAATGAAAGGTCAATATTCTTCGGATGCTATCGAGATGTCGATGAAGGTGACCTCGAAGATGCTTTTATTGATGGTGCACAGTGGATGCAATCAGAATTGATAGAAAAAGCCGTCGAATGGTTTAAGAATCAAAAGGAAGAGATAGGAATATCTTGGTATGATGATTTTGAGATTAGATTCAAAAAGGCAATGGAGGAATAGTTATGGAACAATTCAATTTGGCAGAATACCTCAAGAATCCCACCAGACCGATCGTCACGAGATACGGTAGAACTGTAAGGATTCTTTGCACGGATAGAAACGATGAGGATGAACCGATTGTTGCTCTTGTGCGGCATGAAGAAGGTGAAACAGTCATGAGTTTCAATGAAAATGGCGAACACTTTTGGAGGGATGAGATGCCGTGCTCATGTGATTTATTCTTCGCACCGGAACCAAAAACTAAAAAGGTCGGCTGGATGAATGTCTGCAAATATGGAGACAATCAACACTTCTCTCTCGTGGGTGGTGTTATTCACCCGACACGTGAGCAGGCATTGACAGAGCGTCCGGATTATGTCGTGGACACAATTCAGATTAGATGGGAGGAATAATCATGTCCGATATACGGCACTCTTGCAAGTGTCTCGGTAGGAATTTCACTCCCGATGAATGGCGCGAATACTTATATCAGCATCCAGACGCGTATTCGGAGCCGGTGTTCCAATTCAAAGGCTACGAGTACAACATTAACGACGTTTGCCTTAACCCTCATATTCCTGTGAAGATTGAACATGGGGGATGTAAGGTGTCGATAATGACGGCGGAGATGCCTTCGGGTCTTTGGGGGCATGGAATGATCTGCGACCTGTATACATCGTTCAAGACTTACGGCGTACTTTTCTGCTATGCACGAGATAGTGCATACACGGAGAGAGAAGCAGTATATACGGCGCTTCGGGAATGCGAACGTATGGTATTGGACGACTTGGATCGCCTGAAAGATTCAGATGTGGATGGGGCGGAAGCGAAGCGCCCTGGCGTGCGCTCTTTCCTTAAAAAGGTTCAGCATTATATCGACATGTATGACCCTGACCAATTAACATTATTCGAAGAACAATGAAAGAAATGAAATGCAATGAACTAATGGTCGGCGACTGGATCGCCGATGCGCTCGGAATCCCTATGCAGGTCATATCCGTCGGCTATACCTACGCCTATGCCGAAAACGTCTACGACTACGACTGGGTGGAGTTTGAAGACAAGGAGTGCAAGCCGTGTCCGATTCTCCTGACGGACGAGTTCTTCAAGAGAAATAACTTCGACGAAGATGTCCTCTACTGGATTAAAGGAGGGAGCATCCACGATGTTGACGGAAAAGATGGCTACCTCATTGCGATTAGGATGTATGATCCTCCGACCGGTCCGTGCGCAAACGTCCACTATGTGCACGAATTGCAGCAGCTCTTGCGGTTTGGCGGATATACTGAACTTGCAAACAACGTGAAAATTGTCGAATAACGACAAATAACGACAAATAACGACAAATAAAGAATTATGGCAAGAATAGTTTTCAAGAAAGGTCTTGAAGGACAGAACCGCCTCGAATGCATTGAGGGTATCGAAATTGAGTTATTGAACGGCCAGAAGGCTCTCATCTATCCGAAGTACGCGCAACTGCCGCTGCTGACGGAAAAGAATATAGAGTCTTGGGATGCAAAGAGTGTCAGCGAGATTGAAGCTCTAAAGAAAGATGAAAATCTTTGGGCAACGGGTGTTCTCTTGAAGCGAGGAAGTCCTGCGGCCGAATTTGTCAGCAATTTCCGTTCGGACAAACACAGCATCTTCGGATTGCCGACACTGTTGGCGGCGATGGAAATCCAAGGCCAAAAAGAGGACATTGACGCGCTTGCGAAGACAATAGAGGATGCAGACTTGCTCCGAGACACTAACTCCGACGTGTGGTCTTGTTCGCGTTCTGGTAGGGCACAGGGTTGGTTCGTTAATGGCTACTATGGCGATTTATACAGATGCGACGTTTGGTGCTCATTTCTGGCTGTTCCGGTCATTCTTTACTAACAGCGGCAGGGCGCTTGCCCTGCCTTAAAATCGAAAATATTATGACAGCTTGTGATTTTTGCATGTATCGAGGCGAAATTATGTGTTTTGATAGACAGTATCGCGCAAACAAAAACTTATGTGACAAAATCAGGTTATTCAATACTGGCAAGAGAATAGCCAACGAGCGTGCGCTTGCACTATATGAGCAAGAACTGCGGCGATTTAAGAGAATACTCAATGTTGTTTCTAAAGACGGAACCGGCAGTGAGTTAATCTCAGTGCGCGACAGTCTTGCCGACTTCGAAAAAGCATTGAAAGATGATAAATAAAACTCAAATGAAAACAATTTACATTATTGCAATTGTAGCGAATGCAATATCCGCCGTAATATGTGCAATAAGCAAGGAGTGGCTGAATGCCCTTAATCATGTAGTAATAATAGCCTTATTGTGGGGCTTAATACTTCTACAAGAATCAAATGATCATTATGATGAAATATAGAGTTATAAAGGCCGTCAACGGCTACGGAGAGACGATCTACGTTCCGCAATATAGGAGATTCCTAATGTGGCGCGACATGGACCAGTCGAGAAGATATCACGACTCGATCAGCGCGATTCATTATGTCCGCGCAAACGGAGTGCGGAAGTACGAAGATGTGGTTTTTGAAATGTAAAAAATGGAGAAGTATGAGCTATGACGAAGCATTGAAAGCTCTTGCAGCGTGGCAGCAAGGTGTCACAGGCAAAACGCGCAAACGGCAGGGGCACGCGGAGGACGACTTGCAGATGCAATGCGTCAGTTGGTTCCGCCTGCAATTCCCGCAGCTGGCGCGGCTGCTTCACCACTCCCCCAACGGAGGACGGCGAGACGCACGCGAGGGCGCAAGATTCAAGCAGATGGGCACGCAGGCAGGCTTCCCCGACCTGATACTGCTGGTCGCGGCGAAAGGCTACCATGCGCTGCTGCTGGAGCTGAAGACACGCACAGGGCGGCAGCAGGACAGTCAGAAGGACTACCAGAAGCGCGTCGAGGAGCAAGGGTACAGGTACGTGGTCATTCGTTCTTTTGACCAGTTCCGCGAGACAATAAAGGACTATCTCATCGTAAGCGGTTAAGTTTCAATTAACTTACTTTACTTACTTTTTGTTAACTTTGTAAAAAAATAAACCAGGAAATGAAAACAGGACACCAAAGAATAGCCATTGATCTGATAGAAATGAACACCGGACAGATTGCCGGACTGCCGTCCAACCCTAGGCAGTGGACCAAGGCGCAGTTGGACAATCTGAAGGCATCAATCGAGGAGACTCCGGAGCTGCTGGAGGCGCGCGGCTGCATCGTCGACTACCACGAGGGCAAGTATGTCTGCCTCGGCGGAAACATGCGCTATGCGGCGTGCAAGGCTCTGGGCATGTCCGAGCTGCCGTGCTATGTCGTGCCGGAGGGAACAACCATCCTGAAGAAGAAGGAGATTGTGGCGAAAGACAACGTCTCCATGGGTGGAGTGGGATTTTGACGCGCTGGCTAACGAGTGGAGCGACATGGACTTGAAAGGCTGGGGTGTTGCCATACCTCCTGAATGGGGAGAAGTATGCGGCGAAAATAAAAAAGAGCTGACAGAAAGAGAGGAAATAGAGAGGAAGAAAAAGGAATTTGAGGAGAGAATTGCGGCAGGTGAGATGAGAGAAGAAGACGAAGAATATCAGGCCTTTTTGGCGAAATTCCAAGATGCTAAAACTACAGATGATTGCTACACGCCGCCGAATATATACGAGGCTGTCGTGTCATTTGTCGTCAAGACATACGGCGTAAAGGAAAAGGACTTTGTCCGCCCATTTTACCCAAATGGCGATTATCAGAATGAGAACTATCCGCACGATTGCGTTGTTGTCGATAATCCGCCATTTAGTATTCTTGCAGAAATAATTTCGTTCTTTGAGAAGAACAAAATTAAATACTTCCTGTTCGCACCAACACTGACACTCTTTTCTTCTTCTTCTTCTTCTACCGCATTGTCAATAGCGGCATCGGTAAGATATGAAAATGGCGCAAACGTTAATACTAGCTTTTTGACAAATCTTGAGCCGCGAAACATTCGGGCGCGTTCTTGTCCTGAATTATACGCATTAATGAAAAAAGCGAACGAGGACAACTTGCGGAAACAGCAAAAAGAGTTGCCGAAATATGAGTATGACAAGCACGTGGTAACCTCTACAATGGTAGCTCAATTTTCACGCTATGGAATTGACTTCGTTGTGCCTCGTGATGAAAGCGAAAGAATAGGGGGGCTTGATTCGCAAAAGAAATTCGGCAAGGGAATTTTCGGAAGTGGATTCTTAATTTCAGACAGGGTGAAGGCAGAACGTGAGAAGGCAGAACGTGAGAAGGCAGAACGTGAGAAGGCAGAACGTTGGGAATTGTCAGAAAAAGAGTTGGCGATAGTCGCAAGGCTTAACGCCGCACGAGAAAATTGAATAAACAAAAAAAGATATGGACAATCAGAGGACAATAACTGAAGAGCAGTTTATGGAGCACTGCGACGAGAGCCTTCGACAGCTGGCGCGTGAGGTGCGTGGCTGCGGCTTGTCTGTGTATCAGATAGCGAAGCAGTCAGGGCTGACATGGCGGACAGTCAAGAAGGTGACCGACGGCATCCCCGTGAGGTTCGACACGGCGGAGCGCATCCGCTTCGTCATGCAGCAGAACGCATCAACCGCTATCGGCAATTAATCGGGGAGGATTTGACATGGGGAGACCAGGAAACAAGAACATCGCCAGCATCGGTAGGGAGACGCGGTTCAGCAGCACGAACCAGCCGAAGAAGAAGGGCCGCCGTCCGAACATCCTGACGAAGCTGAAAGCCATCGGATTGAGCCACGACGACATCCGCACGATACTGGAGAACATCCTGATGGCGGACAAGAACAAGGCGTCCGAGATGCTCCAGGATCCGGAGCTTCCGCTGTTGCTGGTTGGTTATCTATCCGCCCTCATCAAGGACATAAAGAAAGGCAGCAGCATAACCTTGGACAGCATCGTCGACAGGCTGGACGGCAAGGCCACGCAGAAGGTCGAGGCAGACGCGACACTTCGAGATGCGCAACCGCCAGCCATCTATTTCGGAGAGGAAGAAGAGCAAGAACAAGAAGAAAACAACAAAGAGGATTAATGCTATTTTCACCGAAATACAAGCCGCTTTTCAAAGTCATGCCGGAAGTGCGTTACTTCCTTGTCAAGGGAGGGCGCGCATCCGGCAAGTCCTATGCCGTGAACACATCCCAATGCGTGAGCACCTACCGCGACCCTTATAATATCCTGTTCGCACGATATACCATGACATCTGCGGAGGTGTCAGTAATTCCGGAGTTCCGCGACAAGGTCGTGGCGCTTGAGCTTGAAAACCACTTCCGCGTGAAGGCTGCTGACATCGTCAATCTAACGACCGGCGCTAAGATTCTGTTCAGGGGTCTGCTCGCAAGCTCCGGCAATCAGGTCGCGAAATTGAAATCATTGCAGGGCATCAAGACATTCGTGCTGGACGAGGCTCAAGAGTTGACAGACCCTGTCCTCTTCGACACGATAGACTTTTCTGTCAGACTTCCAGACGCCCCGAATACCGTGGCGCTGTCGTTCAACCCTACGGACGTGCACTCCTGGATTTACGAGCGATTCTACCGGAATGTGCCGGAAGGCTTCAATGGCATCATCGGAGACGTCTGCTACATCTCCACGACATACCTAGACAATATCCACAATCTTAATCCTTCAATCATCAAGCAGGCGCGCAAGATGGAAGTGGAAGCGCCGGAAAAGTACCGCAATATTTGGCTCGGGGAATGGGCCACGCTGTCGGAAGGCATCATATACAAGCGCTGGAAGGAGATTCGCCTGAACGACTGGCCTAAAAATCTGCCTTGCTTCTACGGCATCGACTGGGGCTACGCCAACGACCCGACGGCGGTCGTCTGCTGTGCCTATGACATCGACACGAAGACCATCTACCTGCGCGAGGTCTGCTACCAGCCGAAGCTGCTCGCTGGGCATATCGCCCGGATCATCTACGAGGATATGGAGGCGTTTGGCGTGGATCGCGAGGCCGACATCTACTGCGACCCTGCTCGACCGGAGCACATCGGCGAGCTCCGCATGAACAACCTCTGCGCCATGCCGGCAGACAACAGGAACAAGGAAGGGCGAATATCATACTTGCAATATTTCTCCGTCAAGTATGTCGGCGAGCACATCAAGTGGGAGAGTGACCGCTACTCGTGGAAGCCGGACCCGAAGGACCGCAGCCGATACTTGAGCATTCCACAGGACGGCAACGACCACCTCATGGATGCAATCAACTATGCCTGCGTAACAAAGCTCCGATACCTCGGACAGACGAACACCATCGGGGATGGATAAAAAAGCCCCGCTCCGAGGAGCAGGGCACAAGGCTGATTCTGTTAAAAAGAAAAGGCGACCGCCCAGCCTTACAGGCGGACATTCAACAGCGAGCCTGCTATATCTTTCAGTGCGAGGTCAAGAGTGGCCTTCTCGGACTCCGTGAACCTCGCTTCCTTTCCGTTGACAGCAAGCCCGTTGATTCGCTGGCAGAGCCATGAACGGGACTTGCCGAAATAATTCTTCGCGATGTACGACATGGAAATGGCAGGGAGTACGCTCGCGAGTTTCTCGCGAATGGCCATGCTCTTCGCTTCTGCGATAGTCTCGTCAAGTTGCATGGCCATGACTTCACCCACTGCTTTCGGATCCTCTGCACAGGCCGCGCTCATCTCAGCCCTGACACACTCCCGTTCACTCTCGGTCTTGGCATTGACGAACCTGTTCTTCAGGTCGTCCATATAAGTCTTGTCTATCATATCTATAAGTTTTGTTCCCCACCTTGCGGTGGGGGTTGTTAATGTTTCAGTTCTTCTACCAGTTCGTCAATCTTGTAATCCAACTCGGCCAGAAGCTTTTGAGTTTCATTTCGACCCCGAATCTCTCCGTAGAGTTCCAAGTAGAAGAGCAGCTCTTTCTCGAGCTTGATTCTTTCTTTTGTTTTTCTTTTCATGCCTTTTCTTTTTTAACATTACAAAGATAATAAACTTTTGTTTATTATGCAAGAAAAACAGGAAAATTCTTCAAAAAAATGCAAATCTTTTCGGTCGCCTAATGACAATTTGCACAAACACGAATATATGCGCAAATATGACAATAGCCCCAACGGGGCTATTTTGGGGCAAATTTGAAATTATATGTTCGGTTTAAGTCTCATATCAAACAAGGAAATTGAATCGCTCAGAAGCGAGATGAAGGGCTTCTATGACGATATCAGCAATAACGCAAACAACGAATATCTGAAGGCGATTGCGGCCTGCACGCGCGGGCTGGAGTTGCCTCCTTTCCAGGAACTCGACCGGATGAAGATTCAGCAATACTACCGGCAGAGTGCTCCGGTGCAGGGAGTGGTGAACTACATCGCCCGAAACGTGGGCGAGGTCATGCAGTACCTGCTTCTGACCAAGAAGTCAGACGACACACCAGTTCAAAAGCACTGGCTCATCGACCTTCTGGCGAAACCGAATGACAGGTTCACGCTCAGGAAGTTCGGCACTGCATGGGCAATCAACAAGCTGCTGTACGGCGATGCCTGGGTATATGCCCCGAAGGCAGTGGGCCGCAACCTCGGCGAAATCAAGGAAATGTACGTCATCCCTTCGTGGCGCATCGGCGCACAATGGGGCGCGGACTCGATTCTCGAGGGAGTGAGGCTGCAGGGGCTTGCAGGAGACAGGACAATCAAGTTCTCGGACGTGTTCGAGAGCTTTGACTATAATCTTGACGACCAGAGCGCCTTCGGCACATCGCGCCTGGTGGCAGCCTCAATGTATCTCTCTATGATGCAGAGCGGCATCCTGCGCGAGGACACCGCGCTCAAGAATGGCGGCGTGACGAACATCGTGACACCGCCGCAGGACAAGTTGACCGGCATCACGCGACCGGCTGAAGGAGACCAGCTGGAACGAGACTTCAACTCAACCGACAACATCGGCAAGACGAAGGTGCTGCGCTTCCCTATCGACGTGAAGACGCTGGGCAACGCTCCTGTGGACTTGGCCATTCTGGAGAGCCACAAGGAAGCCGTCACGGCGCTGTGCTTCGCGTACAACATTCCGGTGGACCTCTACTACGGGCAGAGCAAGTACGAGAACGCAAAGGAGGCAAAGAAGACCATCTTCGAGATGAACGCGGTGCCGATGGCCAACGAGTTCGCCGAGGATCTGCTGAACTACTGCGGACTATCCAAGGAGTTCTCGCTGGAGGTGGACACGCAGAGGATAGACGTCCTTCAGGAGAAGCCGGCAGACGCGCTTGACGCGCTCGACAAGATGAACGCATCGGTGAACGAGAAGCGCGAGGTGATGGGCTACGAACCGATACCCGAGGCTTGGGCCGACAAGCCGATGATACCGATGGGCATGCAGTTCGGCAACGAGGCTGCGGACATTGACATAAACGAGCTGGCGGGCAATGCGTAGGCGTATAAGTCCGGCAATGCGCAGACATCTTGACTATCTGCGACTGAAAGCCTTGCGTGTCGCACAGGCCTACGAGTCGCGTCTCAAGCGTCTGCGGCGCGCGGAAGTTCGGCGAGTCCTCGGCTTGTGCAAGGACTACGACCCTAGCGAATGGGCGGGCGTCATTGACACGAACCTTTCGGAGCCGTACTTGCAACAGATCGAGCGCGGTCTGATCCTTTCAGTGGGGCTGCCGCACGCGCAGAGCGTGGTGCGCGACATGAACAGGAAAAAGGCAGAGGACAGCGAGGTGCTGAAGAGCATGTGGATGTCCTCGCTGGAGCAGTACGCCAACGAGCGCGTCGGTGACCTGATAGTGTCCGTGTCCGGCACGCTGAAGGAGGACCTCATCAAGATTCTGCAGGCCAAGATGACCGATGGCGTCACAGGCATAGAGAAAGTGACGCTTGAGGTGTACAAGGAATACAACGAGCTGGCATTGTGGCAAGTCAGGCGGATAATTCAGACTGAGACAATGATAGGGCTAGGCAAGGCGGGAGACGTGGCCGCGCGCACCCTCGACGTCAAGTACACCAAGCAATGGAGCGTCAGCGGATTGGGGAATTCGAGGGAGACGCATATCGAGGTGGACGGCGTGATCGTAGGGCAGGACGAGCCGTTCAAGGTCGGCCGCAGTTACCTCATGTACCCGCACGACACGAGTATGGGCGCAGAAGCTGGAGAGATAATTAATTGCGCATGCGCAGTGATGCGCGTGCCGATGTGATTCCATAACTTTGTTTTTTGTTTTTGGGGATTCCGTTTTTTTCGGGATTCCCTTTTTTGTGCCGCAAACGTGACTATATGCACATTTAAGCGCCTGCCATTCACGCGGTTAAATTCATGCGTAAATCTCAATTAACAATGGCATTGCAGTATAAATCACACGCTGGCGGCATCGAGGTGAAATCGAAAAAGGACGACGGCACGCTTTCCATCCGTGCCTACGCCCTTGCGTTCGGCAATATCGACAGCTACGGCGACATCATCAAGACAGGCGCATGCGACAAGTGGCTCAGGTCCGAGGACAGCAAACGCTGCGCACTCTGTTATCAACACGACATTCGCAACGTAATCGGCGTAATCACCGAGAAGGGCGTCGACGACAAGGGGCTCTGGATAGAAGCAGACATCCTGCCGACACAGCAGGGCAAGGACGTCCAGATCCTGTTGCAGGCCGGAGCCATCAAGGAGTTCTCCATCGGCTACTATGCAGACACCTACACATACGGCAAGGAAGACGGCCAAGACGTGCGCTATCTGGAGGAAATCAGCATCGTCGAGGTCTCGCCGGTGACACGTGCGGCCAATCCGCTGGCCACCCTCACGGACATGAAGGCGGAAGACATGGCTGGCTCGCTGGCGGCAATGCCGGAGGCGCAGCTGTCCTCACTCCACGATGCGGTCGAGGAGGAAATCGCAAAGAGAATAATATCAAAACTATAATTAAACCCTACTAACATGACAGAAATCGAAAAGAAAGCGCAGGAGCTCCAGGGCAAGATGGAGGCTGCGGAGACAAAGGCCGAGAATGCAGTCAAGGAGGCTGCCGCAGCAAAGGCGAAGGCCGAGGAGACCGAATCCAAGCTGGCAAAGGCAGAAGAGGCGCTTGAAGAGCGCAAGAAGGAGGCAGAGAACCTCGACAAGACCATCCAAGAGCAGCAGAAGGCTATCGAGGACCTCGGCAAGAAACTGAAGGAGAGGGGCGAAAAGTCCTTCGACGTCGTTCTCCGTGAGTTCATGGATGAGCACAAGGAGGAAATGGAGACATTCGTCAAGAGCAAGACCTACGGCGGTCTTTCATTCAAACTTGCGACCGCAAACATCACCAACACATCGCTGGCCGTCCAGCTGGACCCGAACATCCACGCTGACAAGCTGGCCGCCAATGCGTTTCTCACCACCTTCCCGAGAATCACCAGAACCGGCAACTCCATCGAATGGCTTGAGGGTTCTGACACTGACCAGACCGACTACGTGGGAGAGTTCGAGGAGGCGACCAAAGCAAACAGCTACGCCGTGTCCGGAAAGACGCGCAAGTTCGCCAAGATCGGCTCGTTCATCGAGGTATCGTCCGAGGTTGCGGACTGGTTCAACGCCGTCTACCAGTGGGCGCGCACACGCGGAATCGCTCGCATCCTCCGCAAGGCGGACGAGCTCATCTGGAAGGGAGACGGAGAGGACGCTGCCAAGCCGTTGCACGTCTACGGCCTCAAGACTTCCGGCAGCACTGCATTCGCCGCTACCGGCGCAAAGTATGAGAATGCGACCATCGCGGACGTCATTCTCGACGCAATCGCACAGGCAAAGGCAAACGGCTACTCTGCCAACGTGGCAATCGTGCCGACAGCAATCGAGGCCCAGATTCGCGGCCTGAAGGACAAGAACGGAAACTACCTCTTCAATCAGGTGACCGGAATGTTCGGACAGGTTCGCGTCATTACGTCAGACCAGCTCGCGGCAACCGAGATCCTCGTGGCCGACACCTCATGCGTCGAGGTTATCGACCGCGGAGACTACGAGATGGAACTCGAAAGGGTCGCAGGCAAGGACGGATGGAGAGTCTGGCTGCGCAAGTCCTTCCAGGTTAAGGTTCCCGGACCGGAGAAGAAGGGCATCATCTACGTTGCTAACGCAACCACCGCGATTGCAGCGATTGCACCAGCAGCCTAATGCCTGCTGAAATCAAACGGCCGGAAAAGCCGCACGTTCCAAAGGTCGGAGAGGTCGTCGTGTGCGAGGTGGTTAAACCGCACGACGGCATTCCTTCCGGAGAACGGCGTAAGGTCCGCGTGGACGCGGTCGTGAAGTATATGATCAAGGAAGGCTTCTGGAAGATAATTGGATAAATCACATGCTCATAGTCAAGAAAGTAATAGACGACAGGCGCTCATATCTGCTTCCGCAACTCAAGAAGTATGCGGGAGCAGTTGACGATACGCAGGATGCAATATTGCAGCGGATGCTTACTACTGCTGCCCTGGAGATTCAGGAGCACGCGGACGTCAGCATCCTGCCGTGCGAGCTGGATCTGCACGTGGACAGGAACACGTCACGCGACATCCGGCTCTACCAGACGCCTGCGGAGGTGTTGTCCGTGACTTCCGCTGACGGAGCAGGCGTAGATTACACCACGGACGGCAGATACGTGCGCACTGCGGGCGTTTTGCCGTCTCTCGTGGTCAATTACACCACCGAGCCGAGAGAGGCCGAATACGGGCGCCTTTTGCCGCTTGTGTTCCAATATGCGACCGCCCTGTACGACGGGCAGACTGACGAACTAATCAAGATCATAGCGCAATGTTAAGACAACCGAGAAACGCGAGGACATACACGCAGCCGATAGAGCTGCTGTTTGCTGAACCGCACACGGACGAATACGGGCATGCCAGCCTCGGCGAGCCGCGCGTGGTGCTCCGCGTTTTCGCGTCGGTCGAACAGATGAACGCAACGAAGTCGATGATGACGTTCCAGCAGGCTGACGTCGTGGGCGTGGACATCGAGATGCGGTGGACGGCGGTCAAGTTCAACGGCATTCGCTGGCAAGGCCGCGACATCGTGTTCTCGCAGCCGGAAAACGTAGGCATGCGCAACCGGATAATGCGCATATCAGGATATTACCAGGTAGACAACCCCTGACACGGAGGAGCCATGGAGCAGGACGGATTCATTGTCGAGAATTTTCCGGAGCTGAAAAAGGCATTCGGGAAGCACACGGCTGAAGTCAGGAGGGTGTGCGATGAGGCTTTGTCGAAGGGCGCGATGTCCATCATCTCCGAGTCGCAGCATAACCTGCGTATGAACGGCACGAACACCACCGGACTGCTATCCAACAGCGGACGCGCGGAGAAGCTGGGCAGTTGTGACTATCAGGCGGGCTTCTTCTCCGAGGAACAGGGCAGAGGTTATGCCGAGTACGTGGAGAACGGCCGCAAGGCAGGCAAGATGCCGCCGCCGAAGATACTGACGGCATGGGTGCGGAAGAAGCTCCGGATCCGCAAGGAGAAGCAGGCGGCCTCCGTCGCTTTCTTGATAGCGCGGAAAATCGCGAAGAAGGGAACGAAGGCGCAGCCGTTCTTCGGTCCGGCAGTCGCATCACAGCAGAAGGTCATATACAACGAAATAAAGACGGCATTAATGAAGATAATCAATAGGGTCAAATGATAGACATCAACAAGAGCATACAGGCATGTGACGAGCTTTTCCGTCACCTGACAAGAGCGATGCAGCGCAAGGGCGTATTTGTCGGCAGCACCGCCGGCTATCCGCGCGCGGAGATTGCGTCTATCAACGAGCAGAGCGGCATCGACAAAGGCGGAAAAGTACGGCAGATACTCGTGTCCATTGATTCGATGTCGAGCAGGAGCCTCGGCGAGGCGCTGGCAATCAGTCAGAGGAATCTGGACCTCATCAAGGAGGCAGAAGACACTACTGACAACTTCCGCATTCTGGGCGTGACAGAAAGCACCGCACAGACGATGGAAGACATGACGGAAACACAAGCCGTCCTCTATCGCGTGATTAATAGTTTAACTTTTTATCTAGCAGCTAAATAAAATGGCAAAATTGGGAAATGCGAGGAAATTCTACCTCACGACCGGAAAAACGGGCGGCACCTTCACATGGCTGAAGGGAGAGCAGAACAACAGCTTCAACCGCTCGGCAGAATCTATCGAGGTGAGTGACAAGTCTAACGACTGGGCACAATTCATTTCGGGCAAGAAGGGCGCGACCGCTTCGGTTACAGTCTTCACGGACGACACGGCGACCGAGCCGCAGCACAAGATGATCAGTTCGCTCCATAATGGGCAGCCGGTGTACGGCTTCATCGGCGAGCTGTCAGGAGACGGCGCGACGACACCGACGGAGGGCGACCTCTTCGAGGCTATCATCACCGGAATCTCGGACACCAACGACTACGGCGCGGTTGCGTCTCGTTCGATGGACCTGACAATCACAGGAGCGCCGACACACTATCCGGCAATAACGGAGGAGTAGCATGGCGGCGGTTCTGGTCATTGAACTGAAGAAAGGCGTGGCGGTTAATGTTCTGATTACGCCGCGCCTTTTTGTTTACAAGGGGCGCCAGGGCGTCACCTTGGAGGCTGACGGGGAAAACATCCCCGCCGTCATGTCGCTTTATGCTGACGTGCTGTATTGCGGCGCGCTGAACTGGTGGGAGCTCTCCGGCAAGGATGCGGACGAGTTCGAATACAAACGCATGGACTTCCACGTCTGGGCTGCCGAGCATCCGGACGAGTTTGGGCGCATTGTCGCAAAGGCCGTGCGGCTGCTGTCAGGAAAGAGCCTTGCGGAGCTGACGGACGAGGCAAAGAAGAAGCAGGACGCAAAAAAAAAATCTCTGTGTGGCTGGATTACGCGGATATTGAGGCGTTTCTGGTGGGGAGGTGCGGCAAGAGTGAGGAAGAAGCGGGATGGGTCAGCATGCGGCAGTACATCCTCTTGCGTGAGGCGGCGGAACAGGACGAGCGACGGAAATGGGAGCGCGCAAGGTGGCAGATGTTCCTAGCCTTGCAAATGAATCCTTATGTGAAACAGAAACCGTCCACGCCGGCGCTGTGGGTGCCGTTCGCATGGGAGAAGGACGCGGAGGCTGCAAGGGCACAGGAAGGAGACTGGCAAGTATCACGGAACGAACAACTGGAATTGGACAGAATGCTGGAAGATTTCATAACATCAAAAGAACATGGGAAAGATAGGTGACCTCTGGGTCAAGTTGAAACTCAAATCGGACGAATACAAGAAAGGGCTGGACGAGGCACAAGGCAAGACGCGGTCGTTCTCGGACAAGATAAAGAGCTTGTCCGTCACGGCCGCTGCCGTATGGGGAGCTATTGGTGCTGCGGCAACAAAAATGGCTCTCGACTTTGTCAAATCCTCGCAAACCATGGGTGACCAATGGGACATTCTTATGACGCAAGTCTCCACACGCTTGCAGCAGATACGTGCGGAATTCAACAGAGAGATAGCAGCGAACGGGTGGTTCAAAGGCTTTTTCAAGGCCTTTTTTTCCGACACAACGGAAGTCGAAGCTATGGCTGTCGGTAAGGCTCTGTCTCAAGCCAAGGACGCCATGACGGAGATAGAGTATGCGTTCAGACTGAACATGGAGCAAACCGGTCCGAAACTTCACGAACTATATCTCAAAATGATGAATTCCGCGCTCTCTGCTTCTGATAGAGAGGCAGCGGCAAAGGACTACCGCAAGGAGGTAGAGGACATCTACGCGCCGCGAGTGAAAGGAATTAAGGACATCCTAGACAAGACTGTCCAGCAATATCTTGTGTTAGGCGGGATATCTCCGAATAAGTATAGCGCCGAGAAGGTTGTAGACCTCATCAAGATGATGGGTTCAGATCCGGCCAAAGTTGAGCGCGAGTATAGTGATTTCTTCGCTGGTTATCAGAACCTCAGCGACGACATCTCCGGCAATCTCGTGTCCACTATGGAGGCGTACTATAACACTACCAATGAGATGAACGACATGCTGAAGCGTGCCGACCGCACGGCGCAGTCAATGGAGAATACAGGACTTGACGACATCATCAAGAAGCTGGGCGCCGCCAAGGACGGCATGGCGGACTTCCGCGCCCAGGTCGCAGAAGAAGCGGAAGTGATGGCCGCCGACGAGGAGTTCCAGAAGATGTCCGACCCGCTGGAAGAGTTCGAGCGGACACACGACGAGGTGTTGAGCAACATGACTGAGAAGCAGCGGACATTCGCGGAGTTCGCACAGGAATCATACGAGAAGGCAGCACGCGCCACGTATAATTACGCGCAACAGGAGCAAGAGTCAATGGATGCTGCCCAAGATGCAGCCGACACGGCAATGGCCAATCTGGAAGACAGAATGCAAAAGGCGGAAGAATTGAACAACATGCTGTCCGATTCTATCGCCAGCAGCATCTCTGACAGCACGCAGGCGTTTTCGGACATGCTTTTCGGGCTGGACGATGCGGACGCCTCGGCGGTTCTCGGAGCTCTGCTCCAGCCGTTCGCGAATATGGCGAAACAGCTCGGCGAGATGCTCATTGTCGAGGGAATGGGCATTGCCGCTTTTAAGGAATCCATGAAGTCGCTCAACCCAGCCGTGGCAATAGCCGCCGGCGCAGCCCTCGTGGCCCTGGGCGCGGCCCTGTCGAGCGGGATCCAGGCATTGGGCAAGTCAGGGGGTTCGAGCGCGATGTCCAGCAGCACCGGAAGCTCGGCATCTACAACAAACGAGAATATTTCCACGGAAATGACAATCTACGTGAAGGGCAAGATTTCCGGCAAGGACATACTCATATCGGGCGACAATGCCCGCAGTTATTACGGGAGGTAACATGGCAGAATATGGACTTAAATATGTGGCGAATTTTGACAGCCGAAAGGAAGCCGGCGCAAAGGCCTTCACCTTTGAGATATGGCAGAAGGATCTGCCGCAATCATTCGAGGCGAAGACTATCCGCGCATGGCGAGGGCTGACGCTTGAGGTCGACGGAGACGACGACCCTGTCGCTCCAATTCAGAAGACCATCGTGAATTTTATGCTCGTGGACGCGCCGGAGATTGCGGACGCGGCGACGGAGAAGTCTGGAGACTGGCAGGAGTTCTTCACGCCTGACAGCACCATGTATAAGGTTATCATCAAGCAAGGGAGGCAATTCTTGTGGAGCGGATTCATAACGCCCGACAACTGGCAGGAATCGCTGGACTATCGCGGAGCGGTGACCATTACCGCACGCGACAACATCGGCCATCTCCAGGACTTCGATTTCGACCTTCAGGGAGACAATGCCGGCACGGCAACGATTGCCAACCTGCTGAAGGCGGCAATCGACAAGATAGACTTCCAGATGGCTATATATTACCTTCTCGGCGAGTGGGAGTATCAGTCAGCTCACAAGTGGATATTATACGACAATTCGGAATTGGCGGACTTCCGCGTGAATGTGTCGCAGTTCGAAGGCAAGAACTGGTACGATGTCGTGGAATCAGTCTTGTCCTCGTTGGGCCTGTTTATCCGTTACACAGGGAACAACCAGTACGTTGTGAGCCATCTGCGGTACTTGCCGTGGTTGGGGAATCCGACGCAGCAGAGCACGGACGAGCAGGATGTCATTTTCCTCGGCGGCGGCACCCGCACCTACAAGCCGGCGTATAAGCGGATAGTCGAGAATGTGAAGTATGACTTCAACGAAGATTCGCAATATGACGCAGCGTCCGGCTTGTCATTGGAAGCAGCGACCGACACATACACGACCAACATCTCCGTAATGATTCAGGAGCGTCCTGCGACATACGCGCAGATAACGGGTGCCGTTACTCGGAACACCAATGCTGCCGCTAAAGGCTGGCAAACAGGTAACGGCTTCGGGCCGTTGAGCGGCAGAACGTCGTCCGTGCTTGACCTTGACCACGTAGCGCTATTGGCCGCCAACGAAAAAACCGCGTCAAAAGTGTTCGTCTACAATATCGACACATTGCTGGCGGGCATGAACGGCACGCTGGAACTGCAATTCGCAGAAAGTCCTGCGATATATGCACAGAGACGTGGGAGACAACCTGAATATGTGCTGCTGACACATTCTACGACCGGAGAAAGCGGTGGAACGACACAAAGAAAAGAATTCACTCCGCACCTGTCGTCGCTCAAGTATGCGCTGATATTCACGACTTTGGACGGCACTGAATATTACAAGACAGAAACGAGCTGGCAGCAGGGCAGCAAGATTCTTGAATATAACGAAAATCAGAATGCCGGCTCCATATCTTTCAATCTCGAGGATTCGTCCACCCTCATCGGGCAGACACTGATGCGCACGGCCGGCCACCTGCGTCTTGTCCTGTCGGAGATATGCTTCGATGTCGGAGATGCTAATGTACTATTGACGCCGCAAGGCTGCGGAATCTACATGGCTGTCACCGGCATTTCCCTTAAGGCTGAAGCTGTCGGCAAGCTGGAGTCTGACACGACCACGACCATCAACAACGACAATTACAACGTGACGGAAACGCGCTCTCCGGACATAGGGTTCCTGAGTCGTGACGTGGTTTGGCAGACGTCGCAGAACTACGGCAACGCCGTGTACTATGCGAATAGTGAGGGGCTAGTCGCGCCTGTCCTGTATCGCGTCACATGGGATGGCGTGACATCTCCATTTCCAGTGTTCCTACACAAGCAGATTCTTCAATACCACCGCGAGCCGATGCAGATGCTGGAGGGTGACTGCATGCCTTCGCCGGCAGGATTATGGAACTACAATGCAATCGTCAGATATAAGGGGCATAAATTCCTGTTGCAGGGCGGCACTTATGACTTCGTTTCGGGCATCATGTCCGGAGTGCGGCTCCACGAGTTCGAGCAGTACGACGACATCTGGAGCGAGGATGCACCGGAAGTGGGCGGAGTGTGGTCCGTGACGCTGACGGAGGTTGGCCCGAACAAGATACTAGTCGTGCGTGCCCTAATCGACAGCGCCGGCATTGCCTTAAAGGACGCGAAGGCCATAGCAGACAATCCACCCGCACTGGTAGGCAATAATTACACACATTCTGAAGCGCAGAGCATCCAGGAAGCGATATCAGCGGCCGGAGGTACGGCCACCATTGCAGAAGTGACTACTAACTAATTAATTATCATAATCATGACAGCATTAAAGAAAATACGAATCGGCACGGACGCCATCATTGCCCTGTCGGTCAACATATCCGGCAAGCCGGTGACATGGAGCGAGGGCGACATCCGTCACGTGTACGCCTTCTCGGACGTCCAGGGGCAGCCGGTGGCGGAAATGGCCCACAAGGCTGAAGGGCAGACGCTGCGCTGCACCTACGCGGCGAAAGACCAGAACTACACAGGACCTTTCCGCGTGATAGTCGAGTTCGCGGACGGCAAGGCATTCTCTTCGTCGCTGGACGTTCCGGCATTCGAGATTGTCAGGACAACTGAAGAAGCGGATGCCGACACTGGAGAGGTTGTTCTGGACATTGACGGCACTATGCGCTTCTATTCATTATCCGAGGCAATCGCCAAGATAGAGGCTGCGACAAAAGCGGCCACCGATGCGGCAGCGGCAGCTGACAGGTCTGCCGGCAATGCGGACGCGAAAGCCACGGCGGCCAACGAAGCGGCGGTGAAGGCTAATGCTGCAGCAAAGGCGGCAGGAGCGACAAACACTAGCATCGCAGAGGCAGAAGAACAGCGCGTCAATGCTGAAAACGCACGAAAAGAGGCTGAAGTGGCACGTGCGGACGCGGAGAAGGCAAGAGCTTCGGCAGAGGACAAACGCACCGAGGCAGAAGCCAAAAGGGCGGAAGCAGAGGAACAGAGAGCTACCGGCGAGCAGTCTCGTGTGAACGCCGAAACTGGCCGTGTGAATGCTGAATCTGCCAGGGTGACGGTGGAAAGCGCAAGAGCCAATGCTGAAGCGACAAGAGCGGCAAACGAGGAGCAGCGGAAGAATAACGAGAAGGCAAGATCATCGGAAGAGGCTGTCCGCGTGGAAGCGGAAAAAGGAAGGGTAGCCGCCGAATCAGCACGTGTGACAGAGTTCGCACGCCTGAAGAACGAATCAGAGACTGCAACCAAGAACGCAACCGACGCAGCAGAGGAGGCTAAAGAAGTGTCCTCCGGCGTCGCAGCGCTTGAGCGTGACCTCGGTCAGTACGCGGAGCTTCCGTCAGTGGCTATGACTGCGGAGACGACAGGCAAGTATATCGACGCAGACGGCGAGTGCGTGGACGACGCGGACTTCAACATCGCGGCTATCGGTGCGGTGATTTTCGGTAACACCTACGAATTATATATGGGCAGCGCCGCCAAGATGAAGCTGGGCGTGGCTCTCTTCGTCGCGCGAATTAAGACAACTACGACATCCGGCACGGAAAGGATTGAATACGTGCCGCTGTTCTCTGCAATGAGCACCGACATACCTACGAGCGGATACGTCTGCTTTGAGGCAATGGAGGCTTACTCCGACGTGCTCGTCTGCTATCGTGCCGACGTGCCGGAGGCTGCGACATTGCTTGTCCGCCGCTACGGAACGAAGGCGTCCATCGCAACACAAATCAACAACCTGCGGAAGAAGGTGGACCTCAAGTCATTCGCAGACGGCTACTACGAGTCAATGCGTGTCGGCACGGCTGACAACCTCACGTCAAAGGGTGATGCCACCGAGGAGGTGATTATGTCGCGCAGGGCCGGAGGAGACAACCAGATAGAGGACGGAAGCGCGAGCATCAAGAGGATAAAGGGGTACAGCGTGGTGAAGAATCAGTTGTACAACGATAGTAAGCTCCCTTATAGCGGGTCGGCAAGAATTGAAAATGTCGGAACTCATAAATATAAATGCACCCCGAAGATTGAGCCAAATAACGCCGGTTCTGCTCAATGGGCATCTGGATGGGTTGTGATTTCAGAGACGCTGCCTATTGGGCATATCTTCTTTTATCGAATGTTATACACGAGACTGTCAAAAAGGGAAGACGTCGGCGATTTTGAGCCAAGTCGCTCTGCTGTAATATTGGATGAATATACCTATAACTATTTTTCTCCAGAGTTGGGAAAAGAGACAATCGTTTGCAATGTCGTTAAAGGTACTTTCGGCAAGTGCGCCGTATCATTGAACGACTGCGTTGTTACGATTGAAAACATACAGCTAATAGACCTCACCCAGATGTTCGGCAGCGGCAACGAGCCTTCGACACCCGACGACTTCGCAAAGCGCCTCGGTTACGACAGCATTAACGACGTTCCTTATATCACTTACAACAAGGGGGAAATCGTGTCGTCATTCGCGGAGGGAATCAAGACCACCGACACGGAGGGCAAAGTCAGTGAAAGGAAGTGGAGCGAGACGCTGAAGAAGTACTTCCCTGACGGACTGAAGTCTGCCGGTTCTGCGTATGACGAAATTACGCCGACGAAGGCGGTAAAGAGAGTGCTGTCTATTCGTTTTATAGATGTTATATGGCATCGCCATACTATAACTCAGAGTAACTTAAATTTCTTTTATGGGGAAATCAACAACGCCTCTTTTAAGGAAATCACCGATGTTTTGTGCGACAGTTATGAAACAAAGGATAGACTAATCAATTCAACTGAAAGTGATAAATATATAACAATTGCTGCGTATATGGGCGCTTCAGCATCTGTAATCATCGTGGACCAATCGTTTACATCTTTGGATGAGTTTAAAAACGCTCGAAAAGACAGCATTATACTTTATGCGCTAAAGACGCCAGAAGAAATAGCCTACGATGAACTAAACCTCACGGAGCAGGTCGCAGAAGGCGGAACGGAGGAGGCGATAATCACCGACGGCAAGACATCAACGCCTCTGCGTGCTGATATTGTTTACCCAATTGACGCGTACAACACCATCAAGGCAAACAAGACGCACATCGGCACATTGTCGAGCCTGAACACCGCAATCAAGACTGACCTCGTTTCGGCAATCAACGAGCTGGCTGGCAAGGTCGGAGCGCTTGAAGCGAAAGCAACGGAAGTAACCAACGAAACAAAGGAATAATTATGAACAGGATGAACATTGAAGGCGTGAGGGAGGGCTATGTAAGGCTCTCCTCACCTAACGGAATAATCGACACGCGCAACGGCGACGTGTTCGCTGAAGTAATCGTGAAGGCAAAGAGCGCGAAGTGGTTCAAGGAGGTAGAGGACAAGGAGGGATAAGATGGACGATATTATCACAACACTGAATCTCCCTGACGGAATGTGCAGGGGGATTATGATAGCCTTCATGCTCTGCGTGCTCGTCTGCGCGGCGGCGTTGATTGACATGTGGACCGGCATTGACGCGGCGAAGGCGAACAAGGAAAAGATTATGAGCCACGGATTGCGCAAGACTGTGAGGAAGATTATAGACTATCTGAGGATAGTATATTTCTTCCTGCTCATTGACATCTTGGGAGCTGTGTTCGTATGGTACAACCTGCCGTACTGCGCGATTCTTGCGACGCTGGGCGTACTTCTTATCGAGGGCCGCTCCGTCATCGAGAACTCCAAGAAGAAGCAGAGCGCGGCTGGCAGAGTGGTGGATGCTGTTCAGGAGATTATCTCGTGCGTGGACAGCGAAAAAGCGCATAGGATTATCGAGATGATCAAGGAACAGCCGAAGCACGGCATCGGGAAAAAGGAGTAAGTGATGGAGATTACATGTGACACATTGCGGAAGATATATCCGCAGTCGAAGAGTATTGCAAGATATTGCGAAGCTCTGCACAAAGCCATGCAGGAATGCGGCATCGACACGGCTTCAAGGGCGCGTGCCTTCCTTGCACAAGTAGGGCACGAATCGGCACAACTGAATCGTGTCGAGGAGAACCTGAACTACTCCGCGCAGGCATTGCGGAAGGTCTTTCCTAGGTATTTCCGCACTCAGCAGGAAGCCAGCTCATACGCGCATCATCCGGAGAGGATTGCCAACCGCGTCTATGCAGAACGCATGGGCAACGGAAGCGAGGAGAGCGGTGACGGGTGGAAGTACAGAGGCCGCGGCCTGATTCAGATTACAGGACGCGACAACTACGTGTCCATGTCGGAGCTAATGGGAAAGGACTTGACGATATGGCCGGACGCTCTGCTGATGCCTTTGGATGCATGCCGCTCTGCTGCTTTATGGTGGAAAGCCAACGGCCTGAACGCATTGGCGGACAAGCTGGCGACGGACGAGCGCAAGACCTTCGAGGCGATTACCAAGCGCGTGAACGGAGGGTTGAGCGGACTAGAGGACAGGTGGGCGATTTACCAAATGGCGAAAAATAGTATTGTAGTCTAATTGTAGTATAGGAATGAAACGAATAATATTATTAGGCCTTGTTGTTTTGTTGCTCTGCTCATGCGGAACGGCAAGAGTGCAGACGCAGACGATATACGTCCGCGATACTACCTATATCAGCAAGGTGCAGGTCGATTCGGTCTACAAGCGCGATTCTGTGTTCGTCAAGGAGAAAGGCGACACGATTTACAAGTATGTCGAAAGATACCGCGACAGGTATAAGTTTCTGCGCGACACTATCTATCGTTACAAGGTAGATTCAGTCTATGTCGACAAGGAGCGCGTGGTCAAGGTTGAGAAACAACTGACGGCTTGGCAGCGGTTTAAGATGCGCGGCTTCTGGGCATTATTAGCCGCTATGGCGTGTTGGATAGCTTGGAAGAATAAGGCGCGCATTTTATCCTTAATATTGCGCAGATAGACACTATAAGGGCAAAAAAATGCCCCTGACTTGCAACTGCAAGATTCTAATAAGTAACCAGCTCAATAAGAAAACCCACAGGCACATTTACAGGGGCAAGTTAAATGCCTCATGTTTGTGCTTGTGGGTTATGTGGTATCTTATCAAGTCTGGCTGAGGCGAAAGTTAAACAAAAATTTTTACAAACGTATGAGAAAATCGGAAATTTTCGCCGCAATTCTTTCAGACGTCTCATCGGAGGCGGAAATTGACAGTGACCGGATATTGTCTTCAGAACGCAAGGAAGAGGTCGTGGACGCGCGCTATCTTGTCATTTTCCTGTTGCTCGGCAACGGATTCTATCCTGCAATGATTGCAGAGAGAATGGGCTTGTCGGCACGTGCCGTCAGGAGCGCAATATCGGGGTTCGAGGCACGCCTTGCGAACTCGGCGGGTCTTCGTCTTGTCTGCGAGCGGCTATCTCGAAAGTGGCTTGCATAAATAAGGAAACAACGCGGAAGCAATAGACACTAAACACGGAGCTAGCTGCCTGAATATCAACGAAGATAGTGATATGTTTGCAGTACGATGTACACGTGCCAAGACCGCCGAAGGCAGAAGAGGCGGATAACATTAAAACTATCGAATCATGGACGATAACATGTTACCTTATATCCTTGACAGGAGAGACGATTGTCGCCACAGAGGCTCAAAGGGGATGGCTGCAACAGGTATCGGCTTGGCTGCCGGACTTGGCGGAGGCGCATTGCTCTTCGCGATCGCCGGACTTTGGGGGCTGAACAAGGCTTCAGAGGCCAGAGCGGCAGGAACCAATCAAGGACTTGCAGGCGTCGCCACAGCATTGGCCGCACTCAACGGACACGTCGCCAACGAGCGCGCGTCACGCGAGGCTTGGCAGGCTGCGAACGCGCCTAGCATCCGCAACTATGTGGACGTGAGCAACACGCCTGTCGCTGCATCCACCAGCGTCTCAAACGCCGTGGCTGATGCCCTCGCATTGGCCGCAGCATTGAACAACAACGGCAACGCGCTCAACAGCGCAATCGGTCAGGAGAGCTTCCTGCGCGTGCAGAGGTACTCCGCTCCGCAGCCGTGCGGATGCGACACATGCTCTTGCGGTAATTAACACGAGAGGTTATGGCTCAATTCTTCAGTAAACCACGCATCGACCTGTCGGTGCTTCAGCCGACTTCCAAGCTGTCGCTCAAGCTCACATGCTTAGCGGCTTGCAACAATGACGTGAAGACGGCCACGGAGCTGTACGACTTCATCGCCGGAGACATGGCGCTTCCAGACATCGACCCTGAAAGGCCGACGACGTTCGGCATGATAAAGCAGGGTGCGGAAGACATCTTCGGATGGGTCCAGGAACACAAGGACGAGCTGATGCAGGGCTACCAGCTGATAAGGGGAATGAGGGGCGGCGCAACGGCAGCAACACCTCCGGCAGCCCCTCCAATACCTGACATCTGATGAAACCCTACAAGGCACAATTCTACGTCTACGCCGACAGCGAGCAGGAGGTCAGGGAGCTGGAAAAGGCTCTCCACGACTTCACGGCGGCGCAATACGGCAAAGGCGTGCTGGTCTCCGCCACGAAAATCACGGAGGCTGTCAGAAGGTTCGGCCATAACCTGCTCATAACACAATTCCTGAAATGAGCGACGCACCTAAAAACATTTTCGAGCAGATACTCTACGGCCTTGAGGTCACGAATAACAATATCGTGGAAATCTCAAAGGACATAGCAGCTCTGCTTGAGAGCATCGCCGAACTGAAATCGGCGATACTGCCGTCAACCGCGCCGGACGGAACGGACACTCCATTTTCCGGTAACCAAGTAAATGAATAACACCATGGCAAAGAACGCAACCATAACTACGACCCTTGCAGCAGGTTCGGCTGCATCGCCTTACTACTTCATGGCCAACCTCACGAAGTCGCTGTGCGCTCCGTGCTGTGCCGCCACGCCGCCCGTATTCGCGCCGAAATTCTCCGTCGTGGGAATTTCCGCCGTCGGAACAGGACAGTACGTCGCGACAATCAACGTCCAGGGGCTTATCACCTACGACCCGTGCGGAACAAACTGCTGCGCGAAGACGGAGCCTGTGAACCAAAACTTCACCATCCCTTTCGCATCGGCGGCAGCGCCGACATCCGTGTCGGTCACCGCCGGAACGACGACAAACGCAATATCCGCACAGCCTTGCAAGGTATGCGGCCGCGTGTTCGTTTCGGAGACGCCTCTCGCGCTTGCAGTCGCATAGCGTCATGGACTGGGTCGCAACAGCGCTGCTGGCGGCTTTCGCGGTCGCCCTGGCGCATCACCTCGGCCTAGTGGAGAAAGTGGCCGAAACGGCGCGGGAAATCGCCGGATGCTCACGATGCTCCGTGTTCTGGGCGGTCCTCTGCGTGCTTCTCATTGAAGAGATCAACGCCGTAACCGCTTTCGGCGCAGCAATCATTTTGGCGTACCTCTCGGACTGGTTCGGCCTCGTTCTTTTTAAGGCCGCAAAACTATACGACAAGCTATGGCAAAGAATAAACAACAGACGCAACAACGGACTGACGAACTGAAGCCGCAGGCTCCGGCGGTCAAGACCATCCGGTACATGCCCGTGCCGAAGTTCGGCGCGTGCCCGCAATGCGTCAAAACAAACACTACTACGACATGAACGATATAGCAACAAGGTTCATATCTATTCTCCGTGAGAGGATAGACACGGAAGCGGGACAGTCCATCATCCTGAAAATGGTCGGGGAAATGGACAGCGAAAGGCGCAACATCATCGTCGACGAGTGCGAGGACATGGTCAAGTTCCAGAACTATCTGTCGGAAGACGAGGCTGACTGCATCGTCCGCAAGTTCGTGAACTTCGACGGATCCAAAGGTCCGCACTGGTCAGATCCGGACGCTGCATTCAGAGCTGTTCAGGCTCTTGGCATGACTTACGAGGAGGAGGGAGAGTTCAACCGCTGGGCTTTCTTCGCAGTCCTGAACATGGTCTGGTCCGACGAGTGGGGCGTCATGCACAACTACGTCGAGCAGGAGCAGGAAGTCCGCGTATGCGCGGAACTTGCGCACGCGCGGTTCGAAGACAGAGACAAGGTTTTCTCCGTACGAAAATATTTTGACGTCTAGCCGAAAGTATCGGACAAATCACATATCTTTGCACCCGATTTGAGACGGCTGGGAAGCATGGATTTTTTCCAAATTTTTACAAATGTTTACAAATAGTTTAACAACGTAGAAATTTCCGCGTGAGATACTTGCCTGACATTCACTTAATTACAATACTAATAGTATAATGTACATACTACATACAACGGAATTGCGTAATGGAAGTGCATTAAACGGCTATTTAGCAGATTGTTACTAAATAGCCGTTTTTATTTGTTAGAGAAAAATTCCTACATTTGCCCATAATTTGTTTACAAATAGTTTACAACACAAGTTATGGGGTCAATTACTTTTAAGGCCGTCGTTTCTGGCTTCCGGAAGGCTGACGGCACGCAGACTATCAGGATAAGGGTGACGGCAAACAGGAAGGTCAAGTACATCTCGACGAATATCGCCGTCACGGAATCGCAGCTCACTCGCTCCGGAAACATACGCGACCGCGCCGTGCTGGACAAAACGGACCTTCTGATTGCCAAGATGCGTGCAGCGGCCTCGCGCATCGACACGTTCGCAGCCTCGCAGATGTCCATCGACGAGATAGTTCAGTTCATCGGAAAGGAGCAGGACGGAGTGTTCCGTCTGGACTTCTACCGCTTCGCCGACGAAATCATTGCCGGCAAGACTGCCGAGAACACGCGTTATTTTTATCGTAATGCAATGACTGCACTGCGGACTTTTACAGGGAAGAACAGCATGGACATTTCCGAGATCACGTCCTCGTTCATGCGGAACTTCGAGTCCTGGCTTGTCGCACAATATGGAGCAGGCGCAAGATGCACAGGCGCATATCCTTCCTGCATCGGACACATACATGCACAGGCACGTCTTCGTTACAATAACGAGGAAACAGGAGACGTCAAGATTCGAAACCCGTTCGCATATTTCCATCCGGCACGAACAAGGCCGGCACCGCACAGGAACGTAAGCAAAGACACAATTCAGACGATCATAGACAAACGCTGGATGCTAACTAAAGAGATTGACAAAAAAGCTGCCGACATGTTCGTGCTGTCTTTCGGCCTGATGGGCATGAACGCCGTCGACCTGCACGGCTGCCTGCCGCCGAAGGGCGATATACTAATATATAACAGGACTAAAACAAAAGGAAGAAGAGACGACCGCGCTGAAATGCACGTCAAGATAGACAAGCGCATCCGTCCGTTGTTCGACAGCTGGATAGATCCGACAGGGAAGCGCGCCTTGCGGGTGTACAAGACAATGACTGCCAACACTTTCACCGCCGAGATGTCCGTCGGTCTGCGCCGGGCATGCAAGATCATGGGAATAACCGAGCCGCTGACGTTCTACTCCGCGCGACACACCTGGGCGACGCTGGCATACTCCGCCGGTGTGGACAAGGCGGTCATCAATGACTGTCTCTGTCACATAGACAAGAATATGAGCATTACGGACATCTACATCGCAAAGGACTGGGAAGTCATGTGGAGGGCAAACGAAAAGGTGCTCGACCTTTTCGACTGGTCGAGCACCCAAAAAGATAAATAATGCCGCTAGGCGTCATTCTCGCAGACTTCCGTAAGCGTCGCTATCGCGAGGTCAATGACCTTTCCGCGCGAAATCCCCAGCTGTTCTGACTTCTCCACGATTGCCGCGAATGTCTCAGGGGCAATCATCACGTTGAACGTCACGCGCTTGTTTTCTATTGCATGACGGCCGGCTCCCAGCCGTGCGCCGCCGTGCTTGAATCTTTCTGCCATATTCGGATGTTTTCAACAGCCGCCTCCGATGTCGCTCCGGAAATGCCCACACGGGCGGCGGCTGTTCTTTACAAGCTAAAAGGGTCGCAGTCTTCGCACTCTTTCAAAAACTCGTCCCATTCCTCCTGACGATCACCGGCGCCATTATCAAGTTCCGGGCTGTCGTCATCGAACAACCAATGCCAGAAATTAGAATCACTTTCGGCAGACAGTTTTACCCATTCGGCGAAATTGGCCGTTTCCCCTTCTTTCACACAAAATCTGTAATCTTCTGCAAGGACTTGAACCTTGTTGTTTCTCGTGTCGTTTGTCATATCTATATGTTTTTATTTAACTGGTACAAATATACGGCTTTAATTTGAATAAAACAATAGATAATTCAAAATAATGCAGAAAAACTGCAAAATTTTTCAATTAATTGTCAAAAAACGACAACTTCCCGATACGGAAGAGCCGGAAGCCGGCATTCTAGAAGTCTGCGGAAAACATCTAATAGATTTCCATCCACTCCTCGGCAATGTACATGTCGCGTTTTGCAACTTAATTAGATTAGACATAGACGGCCAAAAATCAGGTATTCTAAAAATCTGAATCTAGCGCAGCAGACTTCTTCTGCCTCATCAGAAAAATCGAGGTGAAGGTGTAGTCAAGAATTGCGGCGGCATTTGATGCGAAAAAGGCTGCCTTTATCTTGCCGTTCTTGCGAAGGAAGGTGTCAATGCTGGTCTTTTCGCCAGGCGTGATGCCTGACGCAAATACTCCACCCATCGAAACACCCATCAAGCTCGTGCCTATGAATCCAATATCTATCAGCGTCACTCTGTATCTGCCCTCCTTCCATTGCAAAACAAAATTAGCCGCAAGATTTGAATTCGACACGAGCATGTTAGCTGACATGTAGCCGTAACCAGCGCCCTTTATATCAGCAGCAACAGGGATTAGCGAGCCTTCAATATCGCTTTCTTTTATGACCACTTTTTCAAATGCAGTTGATAATTTTGCGACGTCACATATTTCTGCAAAATCCCTAGAGTCTTGAAATACCCGTTGCCAAATAATTTTGCCGTCCGCGACTGAAAAATTATAGTCATTGTCATTCTGCGCAAAACAAAAGAACGGGGCGAATGAGCATAATAGTGTTAGAACCAGTTTATACATAATAATATTAATAATTTATATTCGAGTCCACAGATCCGCCATTATGGCAGCCGATAGTGTATGTGCCGCGATTCGTCAAGCTCTCCGCCAGCCGGCGGTAGTCTTCCTGTAATTTCCAATACTTTTCGGTCGCGCTGTGGAGCTGCTCCTTCAGAGCGAGTTTGTCCGCCTCCAGCATCTCGATTCGTCGCTGTTTATCCTCACTTTCCTTCGTGAAAGAACTTGTCAACCTATCAAGCAGGGAAATGAGTTTAGCGTTGTTCTTCTGCGACGTGTCGCGGGAAAATTGCAGCGACCCCACGTGCGAGGTGTATGCGGTCTCTACCGATTTGCATGCCTTTGTCAATTCTTCGGTAATTCGACTGGTTCTGTCAATTCTAGCCTCCGACCGCTCCAGCATTTCGAGAAAAATTTTTACACCACTTTCGTAACCGCGCGCGTCGCGCTTGATACCAGACTTCGTGTCATGGTCATGATCCGAGTCATCCATAATTAATGATTTTAGTGTTATACTTTCGGTGCATTCAGAAGGGTCTTCATGAATTCGAGCTGCTCTCTCAGCATTTCATTCTCCTTCTCCAGCACCGCTATCTGCGTAGCTGCGTCGCCATCTTTCGGGCGATTGCCCGCCCTGTTCTGGTCTATCTGGACGTTCACATCGCCGGCGTTGTTATTGCCGGCGTAAATGCCGCCGTTAATCAACATCGAGGTATCCCACCCATGAGGATTGTTGAGTATCTTGGTTAGATTATCTTTTGAAGGGTTGCCTGCCCCCTTAACCATTCTCGATATAAACGCCTCTGTCACACCGAGATACTTCGCCAAATCAACCTGTTTTAGTTTGTTTCTATATAAGAATTCCTTGATATCCATCTTTGCCTTTTGTTAATTTTCTTAATTTTTCAGTTAATTTACTTGCATAATAAATTAAGTTTCTTTACCTTTGTGTTTAGAAACCAACCCACAAAGGGCAAAGGTAATAAAAAGTAAATTAAAGACAAACGATATGACACACGATGAATTAGAATCAACGATTAAGAAACTGATGACTGAATTCAACGCTAATCGGACAAAGATTCAGGAAGCGCGCAAGGTCGAGGATTGGGATATAGTTGACGCGCTCAACGAGCGCCAGCACGAAATAAACGACGAACTGAACGCTATCTATAACATAACAATACAGGAGGATGTGAACAATGAGAACTAGACGCGAATGGGATATTGACAGGATAGCACGCCACGCCATCGGCTGGGTGATACTGGCGGCCGGAGCCGGCTACCTGTTCTTCGGAAGCTACCACTGCGGCATGGCCAGATTCCTTGCATGCGCCGTATGTGTCGGAATATGGACTGCGGCGACGATAGACGACAATGACTCAAAACGAACCCGCGAGGGCAAGTGAGGGTTACTCTAACATAACTAGCAACCGCCTGCACTCATAGCAGGCACGTGCAGGCGGACAACGGCGGTAAAACGAGGATATTGGGACGCACCTCGAAGCGATTACTCGACAAAGCATTAAAAGCCTCGCAGTCGGGGAAAGCCTGGGATTGCAGCATGGTTCGAATCCATGCCCGCCGGCAAAACGCAGGGAGACTTCCACGGGTGGCGTGGCGCTCGACGGCTGACAGCGAAAACAGACCGGCAGCGTGGGAGGTTCGAGACCTCCGTCTTCCTCTGATAATTGAAACAAAACGAGAAAGAAAATGGAAGGGAAAATCAGCGTATTAGGAACAATCAAGACTTTGGGCGTCGGTGAGATCTTCGTCTTTAAGCCTGAACAAATCAAGTACACGTCGCTGCTGTGCGCGTGCTCGAAACTGCGCATGGACAACAAGCGCGTGCGCTACAAGGTGAAGACATTGCCTAGCGGCAAATATCAAGTAACACGTATATCATGAGCAGCATAGAGGTATTATCGCGCGATTACGCACAGGTGAGCGAACTCATAGCCGGCGCCATCATCAAGAAAATGAAGCCGGTCGACGACGAGCTCAGTGAGAACGAGGCGCAAAAGGCTTACGGCACCCGCTGGCTCAACCGGATGAGAGACGCAGGGCTTGCGGTGTTCGCGAGGATAGGTAACAAGAAGGTCTACAGCCGCCACCAGCTTGACTGCCTGAAGGCAGCGGAAAGGGAACAAGCGCGGCTGATAATGAAAGAAAAGAACTGATCATGGACTGGAAGATAACAGCGGCGGACGCACGGAGACTTGCGGAAGCAAGGCACATGCAGGTGGCGGATTTCAACGAGGCGTTTCTGGCCTCTTTCGACACCGAGGAGGCGCGAGACATCGCCGGCGGCATGATGCGTCACCAGTATCATCGAGAAATGTCCATGGCAGGGCTACAATAAAGGAGGTCACATGCACAAGTTCGAGATTAACGACAAGGTCGTCTGGAAAACAGCAAACGGCACGGCGAGCGGCAGGGTCGTATGTTACGACACGCTGGGGCTCGGCTACATGATCGTGGCGCTACCTAACAGCAGGAGGATGCTCGTGAACGAATGCAGCGCGACAGCCTGCAATGACGCGACAACGGGAAATTATCATTGTTGACATAATAACAAAGTCCTTCGCAGCGATGCGCGGGCACGGAGACGCTGGGCAAGTGTGTAATATTGTGGTTGTAATGGTTTTAGCATCAGTTTTCAGCCGGCGGTTCCGTCAAGCCCTTGCGGGGGTGACACCTTTCAGGGGCTCAAACAATAAACAAAAACAAATGTATGGAGAACAAGACAAACACAAAGACGCAAAATGGAGTCTACCGGAAGATTCTGGAGCTTCAGAGGACAGTCAGGGCTCTGCTTCCCAACGCCAACGGAGGAGGCGACAGAAACTCATATAAGTACGTTTCTGGTGCTAAACTGCTGGGGTATCTGCGCCCGAAAATGGACAATCTGGGAATCATCCTGAAGCAGGAGATCGTGGAGGAGTCGCACGAGCGGATAGATTACGCCACGGCCTACGGCCACAAGTCAGAGATGTTCACAGCGCTGAAGATGCGATTCACGTGGATAGACGTCGAAACTGGCGAGCGTGACGAGAACGAATTTATCGCCTTCGGGCAGAACGGATGGGATAAGGGCCTGGGAAGCGCGCTGACATACGGCGAAAGGTACTTCCTGCTCAAGTTCTTCCACATCGCTACGGACGAGGACGATGTCGACGCTTTGCCTATCGAGGATGCCATGCCGGCGAACGTTCAGATGCCGCCGACACCAGGACCGGCACCACGGCCGCAGCCGGCTCCGGCCATTCCACAGGCACAGGCACCAGCACCAGTTCCGGCTCCGGCGCGGGGCAAACAGCAACCGATACAAGTGAAACTGGTACAAGCTGGCGACGATACCTACATGAAGCTGATCGCAAGAATCAACAAGGGGCAGCTCGACACTATCGACAAGGCGCTCAAGAGCGGAATGGTCTTTTCCGGCGAGGCGCTGGCAATGCTGGAGCAGGCACAACGAGATTTCAAACCAATTACAAAATAAAAAGCATTATGACACAAGACACAACAACAAAGAGCATGTCTCTTTATGACCTTCAGGCTTTAGCCTTCAGGACGGAGCTTGAACTTGAAGACAGCGGCGGAGAACTCACGCCGGAAATTAAGCAGGCCTTGGCCACGACCGAGGTCGAGATTCCGCGCAAGGTGGACGCGTACAAGGGCTATCTGGATTTCCTGAAGGCGCGCGCGGACCAGCTCCAGCAGACCATCAAGTCGCTTCAGAGCAAGAAGAAGGCTGTCGAGAATGCAGGCGAGAGGGTGAGGAAGTATGTGAAGGACACTATGGGCGCTTTTGGTCTGCGGAAAATCAAGGGCGACGTCTACACGGCCACGCTTACGGAACGCGACGGCATCGAGGTGAACGAGGAGGAGATCCTTGCACCTTACAGGGAGAAGGTGATGAGGCTTTCCGAGGCATTGCCGGATTACGTTTCTGTCGAGCTGAAAGTCAGCAAGACCGGCATAGCAGAGGCAATCAAGGGCAACGACGTGCTGCCGCTGGGTATCACCAGGACGACGACGGACACGCTGACAATTCGCTAGATCATGACATCAAGCAAAAGAGATTCATTCGTCTATCATCTCAGCTGGGAGGAAGTAATGGACAACTTGCCAGAGGAGGTCAGGGAGGAGGTGCGCGGCGGCATTATTGGGTATGCTCGCACGGGGGTCACCCCTGAACTGAAACCTTTGGCAAAAGTAGCCTTCGAGTTCGTGAAGAGAGACCTGGACAGGGATTTCCAGCGCTATCAGGACATGGTTGCAAGTCGAAGCGAGAGCGGCAAGAAGGGTGCGGCGGCAAAACAAGCAAATGCTAGCAACGCCAAGCAAAGTCAAGCAAAACAAGCAAACGCCAGCAACGCCAAGCAAACGCAACAAGAGGAAGCAAATCAAGCTGTATATGATAATGATTGTGATTATGTAACACATAGTGTGTGTGTTAATAGCGCGCAGGCGCGCGCGAGCACACCACCAGCACCACACACAGATTTTGATTTCTTCTTCCCTACTTTTTGGAAAGCTAACATCTGCCAGCCGGCAGCAGAGACGCAGCGGTTCGTAGACTACTACGAAGCATCAGGATGGGCGCTGGAGAAGGGAGACCTTCTGGACAGCGACGCGAAGAGGCTCGCGAAGGCCAGAATCTGGAAACCGAAGAAGGAGGGGGCGAGATTCCCGCCGAGATTTGCCGAGATCTGGTCAGAGCTCGCGGAACAGGCGCCTGACAACATCCGACGGCAGATGTATGAGGACGGCGTGGCCGTGCACATGGAGAGCAGGAGTGTCTGCACATCCATCGAGGTGACGAGGGAGGTGAAGCAATGGCTCATGGACCAATCAAACGCGGCGGCCAGGGAGCTGATTCTCGGGAAATGGCTACGCGGCAACAAAAACAAGCCGGTGCAATTCCCTGTATATGATTGACAATTAAAAACATTAAAAAAACAAAATTATGGCAACACTAAACAAGGCAATACTCATCGGCTACGTGGGAAAGGAGCCGGACGTGAGGTATCTTGAGACTCCGGAGCATCCGAAGGTGGCGCAGTTCTCACTGGCAACTACGGAGAGGATGAAGTCAAAGGACGGAGAGGTCAAGGAATTGACCGAATGGCACAATATCGTGGCGTGGCGCGGTCTGGCTGATGTCACGGAAAAGTACATACGCAAGGGCATGCCGCTCTACGTGGAGGGCAGGCTTCGCACCAGAAGCTGGGAATCGAACGGCAAGACGGCCTACCGCACGGAGATAGTGGCGGACAACATCCAGATGCTGGGCAACAAGTCAGATAGCGAGAAACAGGCGGCTCCGGCTGCAGGGCAATGGGTGTCGCCGAAGCCTGCATACCAGCCGGCAGCTCCACAGGTTCCGGCATACGGCATGACAATGCCTGGGACTCCGGTATATGACGATCCGAAAGATGACTTGCCGTTCTGACACTTTGCCGCCGGCGGTGCTGACGGCAAGGGAACACCAAGAGATGCGGAGGTGCATCGAGAGGGTTCGGCGCCTTGGTATCAGAGACAACAGGCTGACGAATCTCGTAGACCGCATGTCGGTGACCTTGAAGAAAGGCGCGAGAAGGGCGGAGAAGTCCGCCACAGTGAAACGAAACGACCGAAGTGGTACGGTTGGCCGAATACAGCAGAAGAAATAGAAAATAACAATTCAAATTATGGAAAATAACAAAGAAACGAAGATAATTTTATCCGATGAGATTTTTTATGCGGTCCTGAAGGACGGAACGATTGTCAACAATGTCAAGAGTTTGCTGACCATTGACAAGCAAGAAAAGTTGCTGTCATCATGTGTGAAGTTGTTAACTGCTGACGTGGATATTCTAAAGGACATTGAAAGTTATACTAACAGCGAAAAGATGATTCTCTTGATGACCTTTCCTATCGCGCAATTTTTATCGCGTGAAGCTAAGAAAAAAAGATTAGATGAACTTAAATCTAGCCTTCAAGGAAATCGCCAATGAAAAAGAAAATCACAAAGGAACAGGCCAAGGAGAACCTCAAGGCCTTCCGCAAGGAACTCAAGGACAGGGCATGGAAGCGTGTCGCCGGATCGAAGATTCCCGACTTGGTCAAGGTCGGCCTTCTGATGTCCAATGCCCTGTCTCTGCTGGCCGCGCAAATTGACGTGATGATTCGCGCGGAGCTCAAGGCAGAGGGCGTGAACGCAAAAACGAGCGGCGGAGAGGGAGACATAATCTGCGGCATGAAGAACTACGCAGAGAAGACAAAGGCTGCGGAGTATTGGTTTGAGCGCGACCTGAAGCCCTATATCGAGGACTGCACGTTCGGCAGCTACGGCGTAAAGGCATACGACGACTTCAACCACAGCTCTGCGGAGGTCATACAGCTTCTGATGCTGTGCGTGGACAGGGGTGAAGTTGACGGCGGCATGGAAAAGGTCTTCCGGTCGTTGCAACGACTGAAGAAGGGCACGCGGTTCTCCGACGAGGACATCGCAAGGTTTGACTTTAAGGAGTAATTGTATGGACACTGAAATGCTGCTTCGCGCCGTGGATTATGTCCAGCGAGGAAAGAAAAGCTGCGAGGATGCGGCAGAGAACCTTCTAAACCATGAGCCAGCACTTTCTTATTACAGAGGCAAGGCCAAAGCCTTCAGCGAGGTGCTAGGGTTTTTAGAATTGATTGACAAAATGAAAGTAAGAATAAAGAAACTCAATGACAACGCTGTGATGCCGACAAAGGCGCACGCGACAGATGCAGGCTTCGACCTGTACTGCACAAGCAAGGAAATTGACTGGACGAAGCGGCAGATAGTCTGCCATACAGGACTGGCGTTCGAGATTCCCGAAGGCCATGTGGGGCTTATATTCCCACGCAGTTCAGTGAGCAACAAGCCCCTCATGATGGCCAACTCGGTCGGTGTCGTGGACAGCTGCTACCGAGGTGAAGTGACCGCGAAATTCAACATTACGGACACACGGCAGAACGCCTTTTCCCATTATCAGGAAGGCGACCGAATCGCGCAGATGATAATCATTCCTTATCCGGAGATTGAGTTCGAGGAGGCTGACAGCCTTTCAGAGAGCGACAGAGGAACAGGCGGCTATGGTTCAACAGGGAGGTAGTCATGAAGTTTGAGGCTACATTCTCGGAACACGGCAGGGTTGTGACCAGGACCTATGACAAGCCGGACGCGACCAAAGAGGACGTGATTGAATGGTTCGGGTTGCGCGAACACGACATTGACTGGTTTACAATTAAGGAAATCAACGAAAAAGATTAGAAAATTATGAAATACGATTTTTCAGAATGCAACAATTTGCAATTCAAGGCGAAATGGGATGAGGAAAAAGTAATAACAGGCCATCTAAAAGTTGCGAAAGAAGGAGAAGAATGTGTGGTGTATGTCTTCTCTGATTGGAAAGAAAGTGAATCTTTAGATAGCAGTCTCCAAATTGTAACAAGAAACTACGAGCGTTGCGAAATCATAGAAGATTTTAGCGACTGGGCGGAGAAGCACGATTTGGAAATAGTTCCACGTGATCCGGAGACTTACACCGACTGGAAGGTGGGTGACCGCGTCCGCTGTATGTCCGGCGCCGAAGTTGTTTACGACATCGCCGCGAAACTTGGCGAAGTAGTGTTTCTGTCGAAAAATCACTCCCAAGTTTTAACATTACCAATCAACATATTAGTAAGAGATTTCAAACTCATCCTCACGGACTATGAGAAAGAACTCATACACGCACAGGAACTGGAAGAGAAGAAGAAAAAGTGCCTGTTTAAGGAAGGGGACAAGGTTTTGGTGAGAGATTCGGACATATCTTGGAAGTTTGACATTTTTCAAAATTATGAAGAGAATGCATGTTATTCGTATGAATGTCTTGGCAGCGAATACGAGCAGTGCATTCCTCTCAACGAGCACACGTGGAAGCTTTTGGGTACGACGGACGAATACAAGGAAACAAACAACAATGAAAGTCACTGATTGCGCTGAATATTTCTGCACCTTTGCGAAGTTCAACCATCCTGCAAAGGCTATGAGGTTCGGGCGAATTATCCGGATAAACAAAGTCAAAAAATGTAAAAAAAGAGAATATGAAAGAAAAGATAATTGCCTATAAAGGCTTTAACAAAGACCTTACTTGTAGAGGTTTCCAGTATGAAGTTGGGAAAGAATATACGGAAGAAAAAGTGTCAATTTGCAATAGTGGATTCCATGCTTGCGAGAACCCGTTTGATGTTCTTGACTTCTATGGAGAAGCTCTTAACAATAGGTTTTGCAAGGTTGAGCAGTCAGGGTTAATCGAAAAGGGCAATAAGAAGCAGGTATCCTCAAAAATCAAGGTTGTGGCAGAAATTGGCTTTGTTGGATTGTTTAAAGCGGGAGTGGAGTGGATTAAGGAAATCACTAATCCAATGCATGTCATTGAAGAAACTAGGGGTAATAGTGATAAAAATAAGATAGGTTCAAGCGGAGATTTTGCGCAGATAGGTTCAAGCGGAGATTTTGCGAAGATAGGTTCAAGCGGAGATTCTGCGCAGATAGGTTCAAGCGGAGATTCTGCGAAGATAGGTTCAAGCGGAGATTCTGCGCAGATAGGTTCAAGCGGAGATTTTGCGAA